TTTGTGCATGCGTGTATGGCTCGGAGGGGGCTACCCTTCTTTGGGATTTGCGAGGGCGTGCGTATGGCTTTACACGGCACGGAGGGGGCTACCCGTTTTTCCATGCGTGCATGCATTCACCGAATGGCAAGGGGGCTACCCGTTTTTGGGTTCGTGCGTTCGTGCATGGTGCTGAGGGGGCTAGCTGGTTTTGCCGCGTACCGAAACCCCTTGAACCGCACAGGGGGGGGGTAGCCACTTTTTGTGGGGGTCGTCCTGGAGCACCTTGGTTTTTGGGGGTAGCCGCTTTTTGATGGATCAGATTTTCAGCCGTACGTTTTCCCGTACAGGGGGTAGCTGTTTTTTGTGTGGGTGCTGGTTATAGTTAAAGGGGTATCCTCTTTTGTGCTGATTATCCTCATTTGTGGTGACTATCCTCATTTGTGCTGATTATCCTCATTTCCCATGGAAACCCAAAAAAATACTCCACAAATAATATTCAAAATTATTTAAAATAAAACTTGACTTATTGTTTGGGTCTTCGTTTAGTAGGTGCAGATCAGACATAACGACTGATCATAATAACTAAAAACAAAGAACTATGGAATACATTGAAGATTACGCATTATACGACACATTGATCAATGACGGCATCGCCACCGAGGAAGAGGTGCGATTAGTTGCAACCATTAACGGGGATTCAGTTGAGACCTACGAGAGCATCCTGTACGCTCGTACTGGCTACCGTTCACTTGAACAATACCAAGAGGAGGACTAAACCATGAGAACAATAAACAGAGAAAAATACTTCCCGATAATTGCAGAAGTAAAGTTCAACCCTTTAAGGGGGTACTCAGTTAAGAGGGCGAACAAAGAGATTAAGAAGTGGGAGGGTAGGGGGTACTCCTGCATCTGGCAAAGTGATAACGGGGGGCATCGTAAATACCAAAGAAGCGACGAAGGAAATATCACCCTTGACTGCCTAGCCAATTCTGGCATTCAAGTATTCTAAACAAACCAAAAAGAAAGAAAACATTATGACAAAGAAAAACTTAGACGAATTAGTTGACTCACTTAACGCCTTGACGGGATCACCGAGAGAGACCTATGTACGGGGCAAGGACGGGATGCTAGAACCACAGGAGGGCAACTTTCACATTGATAACTCCTACGGGGGTGTGCAGCTTGTGCGAATGTCAAGGGGGGGTGGCGTGTTTTGTCCCATCGGAGAGGGTCGTCATTCCAAGCGGGGGTTAGCAGAGAGGATTACAATATATAGCCGAGGGATGCTAGTTGGTCGGAGCGAGTGCTAGTCAAGACTGGCTTGGACGTAGCCTCTACCCTTAAGGGGGTAGGGGTTTTTTGTGTCCAGCCTCGGACATCGGCTCATGGGGGGGGTAGCCACTTTTATGAACTGGTCGCAAAATGAGAGCGGTTAGGGGTAGCCACTTTTGTGAAAAAAAGTACGGGGTTATTTCTTTTGAAAAAAAATGAAAAAAAGATTTGACATGCATGTAATGCCATCCGATAGTAAATGAATCCTAATGATAGGACACAACCAAAACAAAACGAAAGGAACATAATGTGCTTAATTATACACAAGCCAAAGAACAAAACAATCCCAGCCGATATCATCCGTCGGGCAATGGCTGTTAATCCTCACGGGTTCGGGATCACTTACCTTGACACTGGAAAGACTCGCAAGCTTTTTGACTACAAAGGTGTGGAGCGAATCCTTAATACTGAACGTGCAATCGTTGCTCACTTCCGATTTGCTACCATTGGTACTATTGATAGCAATAATATCCATCCGTTTAGCATTGACTCACGCACTGTAATTTACAGCAACGGGACGGTTGACGGGTACGGCACGAGGACGAAAAGTGATATTGCCCATATTGCTGACAACGTATTGTCAAAATTATCGCCGCAAGATTGGCGACCATTCCTAGAGCTGACTGATACACGCTTTGCAATTGTCAACTTGGGTAGCGGCTCTGTTACACGCATCGGAGAATGGCACGAACGGGGTGGCGTGTTTTACTCCAAGACCAACTGCTTCCCGCAAAATACACGGGTAGCCGTTTATGGTACGCTCAAAAGCAACTACCATAACCACGGGTTAATTGCTGAGCAAGAGTTCGTAGGTTCGGGGGTAACCCAAACTTCATTTCCTCTGGAGGTGGACGGGCTACCCTATTTACACGACAAGGAGGGCAAGGGTGCTGGTCAAGTAGAGGTTGAGATTTATGACGTAAGCAGCGAGGCATTGCAGCGGCTAGACAGATTAGAGGGGCATCCCACTTTCTATAAGCGGCGGGTGCTTCCTATTAGCATGGATGACTGGAGCACTACTTACGCTTGGGTGTACTTTATCCAAGGGCGGGTGCTGAGTGATGAAGCAGATCTTACCACCTGCTACGGAGAGCACGAAAATCCGTTTTAGGTGGGTAGTTCCTTTTAGGAACTTGGGGGGTAGCCGTTTTCGGTTGCCCCCTTTTTTTATATTCAATGAAACTTCACTGGGCGAGGGGTAGCTGCTTTTCCTCACGGGATTAGCGGGGGGTAGCCACTTTTGTAACGCACTGCTATTTAAATATTTATGAAAATAAAACTTGCATTAATGCAGGAACTGTTGTTTTATACAGGCTATGAACTACGAAAAAGAATACAAACAAACGTTAGAGCAGTACGAACAAGAGCAAAAGGAATACATCAAACGATGCAGGACTTTTTTAAAGGCATTTGGCAATGTGCCAGAGCCTACCGAAGACGAGCGTGAGGAGACTTACGTACGGGTCAAGAATATGCTAAAGATGCGGCGGTCTTCCGAGGAAATGAATCTTCTCTGCGTGCTGGATTATGCTCTTACAAAATCGGAGGAATTGAATCATGGGTAATTTAATACAAGATCAATTTGAGGTGCTTGACATGCCAGTGGATTCCGTTGGCGGGAAAGTGGACGTGCTTGGGGTAGCTACTTTTTCTGAAGTTGACTGCGAATGCACTTCTGATTGCGGGGAGGTTGAGGTTACTGAACAATGGACTGAGTACGAGCTTGTTGACTTTGAGGTAACGCAACCAGATACCCCCTTGAGCGAAAAAATACTTAATGATATTCGTGATTTAATTCCCCCTTACCTTCCTTAAGGCTACCTTCCTTAAGGCTACCTATTTATATATATATAAATGGATCACCTAACGAAGAAGTTCCTTAAGATATACAGCCCAAAAAAAGCTTGTCAAGCACAAAAATAACTAACAGAAAATAGAACATGAAAGTATACAAAATAAATCCAAGCAAACTAACGATTACAGAACTAGACGCACCATACAGCGAGGAGTCGGGTTGCATTGATAACAAATTCATTACCGAGCAAATCGGATGCAATTACTTTGACGTTGTGCGGCTAGAGAACGGGGATTGCATATTCGTAGATGATGAGGGGATGCTTAGAGAGGGCGTGCAACCGTCTTTCTTACTAGGAGGGTACGAACAGCCATTGATTGGCAACGGTCTTGTGATTGGTAGCTCTATGGACGGATCATCACAATCTCCAGTAATATCAAAAAAAAGTTTGACAAGTCGGATTCAATTCTGTGCTGTCTTATTTGAAGTAAACGAAGAAACAAATACTAACAACTAAAACAAAGGAACATAATGGAAAACAAAATCAGACTACATACTTACCCCGACGGTAAGAATTTACTAATTGACAATCAGATCGTCAATCTAGTTACGACTCACGGAAGTTTTCGTGACACTTACGCATGTGAGTTGCAAAGCGGCGACGTATATTGCCAGAGAGTAGGAAAGCAGAGACCACCAAGGACTATTGAAGATCTCTTCAATTTCATTGCTTATTCCGAATTATCAATGGACTGGTCAAGGGATGATGATTACAAGATCACCACACTTGAGGTTTGGAGGGGGGCTACCCTTTTAGTTGAGTATCCTTTCAACGGATTTATGGAAACATTAACAGATGCTATAAATTACATCATGGACATGGAGGAGGACGTATAATGACTGACTTTGAATCGGGTTACAATGTGTCAGACCTATCCACTTACAGAAAGTGGGTAGGTGCTCCTTGTTGGCATGAAGGGAACGCTTCCGAAAAGGAGTTCGGAGAACTGTTGGAGGGCATTTACACAGATGTAAAAGAGGCTACCAAGGAACAGCAGTACAAGCACATTGATTGGGTTTGCAGTGCGGGAACAATTGATGTTAAAGCAATGAAGCGTGTCAGTAGGCACGGCAAAAAATCTCCAGACACTATTTGGATTGAGTTCAAGAATACCATAGGCAATCACGGGTGGGTTTACGGCGAGCAGGACTTCATTGCATTTGAGCAAGCGGATCATTACATTATGGTACGCCAAAAAGATCTTGCGGAATTAGCTGATTTCCTTTGCGATAAAGAGGCTTATGTTTATTCAGCAAGAGAGGCACTTTACAAAGTATATAACAGAAAAACAAATCGGGATCTTATCTCAATGATTAAGACCACTGACTTACTAACTCTACAACACCGAAAGATTAAAAAATAATGGCTCATTTCTACAACTGCAAAAACGAAGCAACCTTTGAGCCAGAAGTGGCTACCCCTCATCAAGCAAAAAAGAAGGGGTCTAAGGTTTACCCGTCCGTTACGACTGTCTTGAGTATCTGCAAGGATGACTTCCTAGACGGGATCTACAAGCCGTCAAAGATGGTTGAACTGGCGAGGGAAAACCCTTATATGCACTGGCGGGAACTGGAGCGACTTACCTACGGGCTGAGGACTCATCCAGCAACGGGTGAGGAAATTCCTAGTTCGGTCTTCGGGACTTCGGTTCACGAAACAATTGAGGACATGATCAATTGTCTGATATTTGACCAGAAAAGAGAGCTTCCTCACAACTATGATTACGACGAGTGGGCTACCCCCTTTTACGAATGGGTGCTTGAAAATGAGGTTACCCCAGTCGCTTGTGAGAAGGTGATATCAAACAACTATATTAAGATTGCGGGTTCAGTTGACTTCATTGGATATAACAAGGAGGGTAGCCTCTTTCTAGCTGACTACAAGTGCAGAACTAATACCAAGGGAAAGGCAAAGACCTACGCCAAGGACTGCGAGCAATTAGCAATTGAATCATGGATGCTTATGAAGGAGCACAAGCTGGACTATTTACCAGAGTGCATTAGCGTAATAGTGGACTGCGATACTAAGGAGCACCATCACAGGACTTGGACTCCAGAGCAAATGAAGTGGGGCATTGATAACGCCAAGATTGCGGCTAAGATGTACTGGCAAAAACGAATGAAACCCGTCATTAAATAATGCTAGAATATATTATAAAATATACTATGGACAACATGCCAGAAGGTTACGTAGGATCTGCACTTAAGTGGGCTAGGAACGCCGACGAAGCGGTAAAACTTATACTCGCAAAATCTGGATGGAAGAATGACGTTACCGTTGTTTTTAAAAAGGGGGGTACGGGTAAAATAATATCAGTGGAGGAGGTTGAGAAAAATGAGCGAATCCATTACTAATTTTTTACGGTGGGCTGAGGAACGTATAGCTAAAGCAGTTGAAGAGGACGAAAGGACTGAAAAACTTGCGGGGACTAGGGATTATTTACCAGAACCTAAAACCAACTCCAACTCTTTGGAAGATAAAATAGAAATCATTAACAATATAACTGATATGAGGAGTAAGGGGGGTAGCCTTAAATCAGCACTTGCAAAAAATAAAATTCACATGAGCACTTACAGGAGGTGGCTTAAACTAGTTAAATAACATTATTTCAGCTATTTCCAAAATGGAAAGAACTGGAAACAACCAGCCCAGTAGGGCGTACACACTATGAAAACACCACGGACAGATGAAGAGTTTACTCGTGCTTTGAGTTTAAAGTCTTGGCACGAAGGAGCGGAGTACGAAGCTTGGGATTGGGCTAGAAAACTAGAGCGAGAGCTTGCAGAACTGGCTGCGGAAAATCATCGTCTACGCATTGCACTGCACGAAGCAATCAATCGTCCCAAGGGTATCGTCCCGCACGAAGCCGAGGAGTTTTACGAGCAAGACTTCTACTCCATCAACACAGCCCAACAGGGCGATGTTGAACGCTCTAATGCGAGGCTTAACTGGCTGCTTGCCTACCACAACAGCACTGTAGGCACTAAAGGACTACAACCTCTTAGCCTTAAATGTCTAGACGAAGAATTTCTCTCTTATAACCACTAACAGCCCAGTAGGGCGCACACATGAAACTTACATGCTACATAACCAATGAATCCGACTATTCCCCGCCAGAGGAAGGAGTCTTTAGATTTAGCAACAAGCAATGGGCCACCAATCCAAGTAGACTAGAAGGCTTTGAGTTTAGTGACGTAATCATTGACTGCGTACCAGACGAAGGGCTCAGAAAGTGGCTACACATGCATATTGGAATTAGGGTTGAGCGCATCATCTACGTATAGCACACATTATGTCGGATAAATCTATTTTTATCCGACAACAACCCCACCAACTGGTTCTAAATCAATAACACAACGACTCTGAGAACGCCGAGCCTAGCTGTGACGAGGCTCAATCAACCGACAACTCAAACCAAGATTAAATATGACAGACGAAATTAAACCACCAAATGACACCACGACAGCCTCGGCATTAGCTGCGGCGGCTGGTTCTAGTCCAATCGTGGACTGCGGCATGTGGTGCAATCCTAAATGCCCACACCTAAACAGTGACTACGAGCCTGACTTCTGGCGCTGCAAGCTAACTCCAGATGGTGAAAACCTAGAGGATGACGGAAACCCAATCGCTTCCTGCTGCTAAGACTAGAACCACTAATTTGCGCACATATTATGGAATACTTACCGCAAGGAAAAATAAAGCAATACAGGGAAAAACATAAACCAGCCAAGTGTCCTATCCTTGGCATCAAGACAAATGACTGGGTGGTGGATCACGATCATCAAAGTGGAATGGTTAGAGGGGTTATTTCACGGCAAGGCAATAGTTTGATAGGAAAGATAGAGAACTTTTACTTGGGGATGTGCAGGGGGAAAAAAGAACTTTTACCAAGGGCTCTAAGGAACATTGCCACTTACCTTGAATCAGATGTAACGGAAGTTCTTCATTACGTTGGACTTAACCAATTGAGAAATAAATTTAAAAACAAGTTGACAAGTGCTCAACAATACCAGACTCTAGTTGACATGGGTGCAGGACAAGATGAACTTGACCAGTGCTCCAATCAGAAACACCGAGCGGAACTATTCCGCAAATTAACCAAAATACAATATGAGAGATAACGATAAAAAGAACTTGCGTGAAAAATTGCTAGGCATTCAGCAGTGCCTCAAAGCTCCGAAGGGGCAAACTAATAAATTTGGCGGGTACAGTTACCGATCCGCTGAAGATATTCTAAATGCGGTAAAGCCATTACTTAATGAGTTCCGTTGCACACTAGTTATTCATGATGACGTTGTGCTAGTAGGTGACCGTGTTTACGTAAAAGCTACGGCAACTATTGCTGACTGCGATTCGGAGGACTTCATTTCGGCACAAGCATTTGCTAGGGAGGCCGTCACTAAAAAGGGAATGGATGAAGCACAAATTACAGGAAGTGCCTCTTCTTATTCTCGGAAATATGCATTGAATGGTCTTCTTGCTATTGACGATACCAAAGATCCAGACTCAACTAACAATCACGATAAAAAATCTCCAGTAACAAAATCTGCACAACTTGTGCAGTCATTCTAACAACCAAATAATAAATAATATGCAAAATACATACATGAATAGCGGCGGTCTCTTTATTAACGACCGTAAAGAAAAAGAAAACCATCCCGATTACACTGGCAAGATTACAGTGGACAAAGCTGGGATGTATTACATCAAGGGATGGAAACGTTCTACTAAGAATGGGCAACCCATGCTCAGTCTAGCGGCGGATTACGCACCAGAGGACAAGCAGCCCGCTGAGTTCCAAGGTGAAGGTTCTGGTAACTCTGGAATCGGTGGAGGGGCTACCCCCAATGAGCCGACTCCTCCAGTGAACGACGAATCTCCATTCTAAGAATATGGACTCCGAAGAAAAAGTGATTACCTATGATAAGGCTTGGTGGATGAAATTTCGCCAAGAGGAAATTGATAGCATACTGGAACTGACTGCCCGCAAGTGCAATGATTATAGTGGAGGAATTAGTTGCCAGAACCCCTTTGCTAACTTTGACCAATCAGTTGACTTCGGAGTTCATCCCTTGACTGGCATTTGCATGCGAATGCAGGACAAGTTCCAACGTGCAAAGGCATTATGCTCTGACGGCAACTTATCGGTTGACACGAAAGGGGATCAAGACAAAGATATATTCAGAGATCTAATTGGATACTCTTTAATTGCCATTGGCATGTTGGAAAGAGGGAAGTAACAAAACAAGGTAGCCCCCCTCGGAAGATCCCTTGGGGGGCTTATTGTCTATTAACGTAAACAAACAAAAGAAACATAATGACGAATCAAACGGAAGCACCACATAACGAAGAAGCAGAAGAAAAGATTATCGCTACTTGTATGAACTATGAGGACGGTAGTTTTTACGATGACGTAAGTCACGTAGTAGCACCAGATGACTTTTACACCGCAAGAGGCAAGTTGCTCTTCGGAGCGGTAAAAGCAATTTGTGATAGGAATGAACCATTGAATCTAGTTACCACGCTTGAGCAACTCAAGTCAGTGAACGGCACTGATATAGTCGGTGGAGTAATTGGATTAATGTCGTTGATGGAAAAGATTACCACGCCGCTTGACTTTAAATTTTGTGCCAAGACGGTAGCTGAAAAGGCACGATTAAGAAATGTTATTCGCTCTTGCAGGCTTGCTAGGGAGAAAGCTGAAATGGAGGGTACGCCTTCGCAGGAGATCAGAGCGGAACTAGAATCAGATCTAAATTCAGATATTAGAATTGATACCAATGACTTGGATTTAACTTCTGCAACTGAGTGCATCAATACCGAGTTAGATGATATCCTTAGCGGCAAGTTTGTTCCAGATGTTGTGCAAACCAACATAGGTAGGCTTGACATGATGCTAGGAAGCGGGGGTATAGCAGCGGGGGAAGTCATGGTTATAGCCGCACCTACTTCTTGCGGCAAATCAGCATTAGCCCTTAACATTGCACTTAGTGCCGCCAAACGTCAAGGGAAGGGGGTAGCCATTTTCTCTTTGGAAATGCCAAAAAAGCAACTCACGAAACGTATGGGGCAAACTTTATCTGGGATTAATTATAATACCGTGAACTTGAGTAAGGAGGGAGCTGCAAGAGCCGACAAGCTCAAGGCAACCAATAAGGAGCTGGAGGAGTTGCCTATATATACTTCGCACGTTGTACGGGGTACGGATGATCTAGCGGGGCAAGCTAGGAACATGGTAAAGAAGTTAGGGGTAAAGCTACTTGTAATTGATTACCTACAACTAATACCATTTGAATCCAAACGTATGAGCAAAGCGGAGGGTATTGCAAATATCTCTCACCGTATTAAGCAGATTGCCCTTGAACTTAATGTGGCTGTTCTGTTACTGGCTCAAGTAAATAGGGAGGGGGCAAAGCGTGAGGGTGGTCTTAGCCTTTACGATCTGAAGGACTCTGGTGACATTGAGAATGATGCTGACGTAGTTCTGCTCATGTATCCATCAAACCAAGGAGATCCAGAATTGTCCAAGAAGGTGGACGGCAAGGGGGCTTATACTGAACTAATGTATAAGATTGCCAAAAATCGTGAAGGTGAAAGGGATATCGGTTGCATGTTCCGATTCTATCACTGTATCGGACGTTTCGCTTAAACACATTAAACTAAAAATAAAACTATGAATTTACAATCCTCGGCAGTCGCCTATCTAGCATCCAAAGAAAAAAAAGTAACACCTACCGCGTTTGAACGCTTGGCGGGACAAGTAAAGCAGGACATTCAAAGCAATGCCTTCGGGACTATGTTGAAGTTCCCAAATAAGAAGGAAAAACAAATACGCTCAAATAATTTTGATCCAGTTAAACGCTCAATTACAGTCAATGCAGTCAATGACTTAAGAGAGCAGGGAGTTCTTTTGAAAAAGGCTTGTAGGGATGTGGGGGTAGCCCCTTCTAGCTACCGTCACTGGGCAACTTTACTTGGGATTGAGTTCGCCAGAAAGTTTCCAACATAAAAACAAGCTACCCCATTATTTTGTTTGACATTTAAAAATCCATTACTTAATGTATATTGAATGTCATAAAAAAGGGAAGCCATATAGGTAACTACTGGCAGAGGTACTGGTTTCTTTGTCCTCCGTTTAACCCCTTTTAAAACCCTACCCCTTATGGGGGTAGGGTTTTTTTTATTGCTTACTGAGTGAGTTGCTGGAAATTACTAGGAGCAGCCTGTTGGGGGGTAGCCCCTTTTTGTGGTTGATCCATTGCCTGTTCACTGTAATTCTGCATGGTTGGCATGCGTGATTGCTGTACACCTTGGGTTTGAGCAGCGGTTGATATTAAGCCGTAGGTCTCATTCAGCCATAGGCGGAAATCTGGATCAGCATCCGCTTCCATTAGTAAGTCGGGGAATTGACCAGCCAAGAATAAGCTCCGTACCGTTGCCTCATTTAAGCGACGATAGTCCTCTGGGGAGACCATTTTTTTAAAGTTGATAGGGTTCTTAATTTGATTCCAAATCATCAGCTTAGTGATTCGGTCTTTAGCCGCACCGTAAACATTAGGGAAGAACATAGAAACCTTACCACCGCCGCTGACATTAGCCCTTGGATCAATCCCGTCCTTAACCTTTACTTGTGGGGTAGCAGATACCCTATCAAGCCCCTTGTTAAGCTCAACGAAGTTGTCGTACACGTCATCCCCAAGAAGCTCTCTTAGGTTGACCTCATTCTTCTTAAGCTCCGTACGCATCACCTTGGGATTCCACATCTGCTCGCCAAATTTATTGATCTGTGCAGTGTCAGTTTCACGACCAGCCCTTCGGGTTAGCCCTTGGAGTACGGATAGAGTAAATGCCTTATCTGAACCATCAGCCCTTTCACGAAACCGATTAACAATTTTCTGGAAGTCAGTATGGTTGCCCATCTTAATCATCTCATCTGCAAATGTTTCCATTGTTGCAGAACTGGTAGGTAGCGGCACTTCACCCTTTGCCATTAGCTTAAGGAAACCATCATCAACGACCTCCTGTATTTGCTTGCTAAGAAGAACTTCCTTTTTACCAATTTCAAATAATTCTTGGGTGGTCTTGTTTGTGGATTCCGACATGATCTCGTTAAACGTCTCATTCGTAAGACCTTCAATGAAACCATCCTTCGTATCAGCAAATTCCTCAATCCGCTTGAGCACGTCCCAACGCTGGTTCATCCCCTTAACGTTCTTGTCCCACAAAGTCTCAACCATAGCCCGATCCTCTGGACTGAACCTCAAAGCCGATACGGGGATATCCCGACCACCTACAAGCCCTTTATCACTGAGCCACATCTGACGCAATAGTTGGCGGTCTTCCATAGTGTTACCCGCTGAACGTAAAAATGCCTTTGTTTTTGCTGGAGTTGACAGTGCATCCTTTACTAGCTCAAGACCACCGATCAAGTATCCCTCCATGTTAGGGAGAGCTTCATCAAAAGGTTGTCCAGATTTAGCTAGTTTAATAGCCTCACCGTAGTTCTGTCCTTTTGGTGCATCAATATGTTTCTTTATGACATTCTCCCTTAGTGGCTGAATTTCATTACGGAATGCAGTATTTGCATTTTCAAACATAGTACGACCTACTTCTGGAGTTGAACCCAGCCCCAGAACAAAGTCACGTTGCTCCTCTAACTCTTTTCCTAGCTGACGGTAAACAGAAGCATTAGGATTTACATCAGCCTTGCCGTAACCCGCCTTTGAACGAACCTGTTGTATTAGCTCATTTAACTGACGGAAGCTCATTGGCTCGTCCAAAATGTCTTCTAGGGTATTTACGGCACGTCCAGAGGCTGTTCTACCAGAAGGAGCAAGTGTAGCAATAACTTCATCATCTGCATCCAATATAGCTCGGTTCTTTTGCTTGTTGAGGATATTAGCAACTACCTCATTTGGCATAGTTACTCCACGAAGCAAATCATAAGCTTGATCATACATGTTAGAAACACGGGCTTCAGTAGTCACATAATGATTGATAATCTTTTTCTTGTAAGTCAATCCGACTGTTTCTGGGTTGAGATCCTTGCCAACAATATTTTTTGCTCGCTTGTTTACTTCCCCTTGGAAAACACCCCGTGCCTTTTTAGCAGCATCCCGCTTTACGGTAGATGTTTGAGCAGCTTCTACCCCAGCCTTTTGAACGGATAATTTTTCTAAAGATTCCCGCAATACTACTTCATCAGCACCTAACTGACTTGCAATGTCCTGTACGGATTTACGCAATATAGTATCAATGGCTTCATTACTCATCCCCTCACCAATCTGATCACTCATTCGGGTTTGAATTTGAGTTCTAATATCCGCTAAAAATGAAGCAGCAGTTGAATCTGGAAACTTCCCAGCAATATCCGCTAGCCTTTGCATGGACGCAATTCCACCTTGTTGCATCCGAATTGGATCTATACCCAATTGGTTCATTACACTAGCAACTTCTTTATTAGCAATGTCAGTGCCTCCCTTTCCAATGCGAAGCGCAAATGGAATTTTACCAATAACAGGAAGGGCTAATTCAAGACCAAAATTCATCATTGCTTCTTGCCCTCTACGCTTAATAAAACCGTCACCAATATCCTCTGGTATTCCCATTTGTTGCCTAGCAATTGCATCTTGAGCTGTACCCACGGCAAACTCAGCAGCGGCTGAAGCCGTAGCACCAGCTACTACACCGCCAATAGGGGTGCTAACAGAAGATGCACCCAAAAAGGTAGCTATCCCAGCACCAATACCAGCAGCCATAGGTGCTACCTCTGATTGCATTTCCGTAAAATCAGCTAACTCTAATGTCATTGAGTCAAAGAAACGCCATTTACCCTCCTCTGGATCACGGTATAGAATTTCCTCTGTGCCACGAATTGAAATCGGTCTAACATTTTCCGTACCGTATTTTTCCGACAAGTACCATGATTTTGCACCCAATGAACGGAGATAGGACATATCATTACGAAGCCCAATTGGAGCACCGTTATCATAATCAAATTTATCTTCTGGAATTGTTAGGTAACGTGAGGCTTCACGGGTATAAAAAGTCTTTTTGTCCTCTTTATTTTTCTTCCTACGACTTAAAGTATTTTTATTAGTAATATACTGTGGTCCGAGCGACAAATTTGTTTGTGCAGTATCAACGATTGATTCCAATGCTTCAAGTGCATCATTTTCAGTTGGGAGTTCGGTAGCATCAAACGCAAAAGAAAATCCACTATCTAATTTTACTTCGTAATTTTTCATATTTGACTATTTTTGACCAGTAACTGTAATGCTATTAATTTTATTCCCCGTTCCTGTATTTATGAACATGCTATCACCTGCTGTTTGTTGCATAATGTCAATTTGAGTACGTGCAACTTGTGCTGGGCTTGGTCCTTTGTAAACTACACCAGACTGATAGGCCGCAAGTTCATCCATTTTGGCTTGATATGTTCTTTTTAGAACAAGATTTGCCATTTCTAGTCTCTTGACATTGGCGGTAACACCAGCTTCTCCACGAAGTTGCGGATTATATGTAGATGCAACCAAACGATTCGCTTCATCCTTGGAGAATTGACCACCCAAAATTGCTTTTAGAGATAGGAAAACAACAGAACGTACATTATCAACAGCATCTTGACCACTTGGATTCATTGCACCACGAACAGATTCTCTCATGCCCCCAATATCTGGGACGTATTCAGTAATTCCACCGATATCAATTTGACCAGTCTTTAGACCAGTAATAATAGAATCGTACTTGGACATATTAACTTCCGCTAGTGGCTTGTCAGTTTGAGACCAACTAACAACAGTATCCTCACGATCCGCCGTATTCTCTCCCCTACGTTTTGCACGTGCAGCGTTTTCTATATCTTCAGTTGTATCACTTGGAGCGTATGAATTACCTACCATGAAACCATCTTGCCCAGTTTTTGGGTCAACGTACGGACGCATCTTATAAGCAAGGCCAGTAGAAGCTCTTAGGGCTTCTAGTTGCTGTGCGGTCATAAATGTTTCTTCACTTGGACTTGTAGGAGATTTTCTTGCTCCTACTTGATACTTAACTTCCCCTCCAACATTCATTGGAGTTACGCCGTAATCTGTATTTGAGTTCGTGTTTTCAAACTCATTCAATTGATCAGCAGTTAAAATAAGTGCATTAGGTGCATCAGCCTTAGCCTTAGCGGCAGCCATTGCATTTCTTTCGGCTTCAACCCTAGCAATAGCATTTAACTGTGCTGTTCGGGAAGCTTGATTCTGCCTATCTTGCTCAAACTGGAGGGCTTGAGTTTGCTTTTGACCAGTATCAGCAGTTGAAAGAAACTGACTCAATAGAGCATTTGACTGAAGGTTTCCGCCTCCGCCTTCATATTTTTTAAAAGCGTCTTGGACTGACTTCGGAGCATCTCCAGAGTCAATGGAAGTCATTAGACTTGGATTGCTTTGCAATAACCCAGCAATACTACCTTGTGCAGTATTATTTATAAGACGGTTTTGTTCTGCTTCCTTGAGACTAGAACGCACACGGTCATCCTTAGCTGCGTCAGCTTGATACCTACGCTCAAGCCCAGCCTGTTTAAAGGATGCCAGAGAGTCGTAATTAATATTGGTTTGACCAAAGTTTTGAGCCGCAGCCCCAGATGCCATTCTTGCCATAATATTTTTTGTTGATTAAAATCCTAGATCAAATTGATAACTGGGTGATGAATAATTCACTGTATTGCTAAATGGTGATGTAGTATTAAATGCAGATGAAGGATCATAACCAAGAGTTCCAGAAATACCACCACCACCACCACCACCACCACCACCAAATAAAGTGGTTACTCCTTGATAAGCACTGCTAAATGCATCTTTAGCTTGACCATAATACGACGGAAGATCCGTAAGAATATCAAGACCAGTATTAAGCAAACCTAAACCACTAGCAACATTATTGAAAGTAGATTCAATTTGTTGCATAGTAGTAGGATCATTATCAGCTTCCGCACGACGATAATCATTTTGCAATTGTTGCAATTGTTGTTCTGATTTAGCGTAGTTCTGTTGCTGTGCGTAAGAATTTGCTCCAGCATTAATTACATCCCCAATTCCCATTGGCGGTACAACTTGACCAACACCGCTACCGTAAGGCGAATTGCCTGTTCCGAGCAACATTGAAGGAATGTCCCCAGTAAGACCTCGGCTCATATTGTAACCTAAACTTCCAGCTCCTTGAGCACGGGCTTCTAGGCTAGCTTTATAGTCTTCATCGGAACGAAGTACATTGGCAACTCTAGTAGAATCAAGAGTACGCCCAGTTTGAGCACTCATGGCAAATGCACGTTCAGCGGACTTAGCTTCCTCTTCTGCGGTTAAATCACCAGCAGCACGACGATATAAATCATCGGAAAGTGTTTTTTGGCTACCCAATATACTTAGTGCATCTGGATCAAGGCCGCGTACTGAATCAGCAAATTGTTGTCCGTATTCACCGATTAAGTTTAGATCCTCGCCACGCTGTACATTGCGAAGGTCATTAATACCAGCTTGTTCGCCACGATTAATACCAATTAAACGGTCTAATTCACGCTGTGACACATCTGTCTGGTAATTACCAATAAGGTTTTGAAGGTCTGGGTTACTTAAACCGAGACCACGAAACCTTTCGGCTTCGGCTGAACCTATCAAATATTTAGCTGTTTCGTAGGCTGCATCGTAAGTAGCCCCTAATTCTGTATTTTCTGGCATAACTGTTCCTGTTCCTGTGTTATCTATATTACCACTAGGGTCAATGTTTGTGTCGCTTCCACTGCCTGCGTCAAAAATATCCGTACCTGCACCACCTGTGCCGTCTGTACCGAAAATATCATTACCTGTATCACCTGTAAATACAGGGGTAAGGTTAGTGTTTGGTGTGGGTGTACTGTCATCCCTTTCCTCTGGATTAAAGAGATCAGTAGCTGTATCAACTACGCCTGTTACTATTGTTGTACCAAGATCACCTAAGCTTCCATCCCCAGCAATTGTGCCACCTACTTCACCTCCAATGAGACCGCCAATAATACCTCCAATTGCGGATTCATCATCAGATCCATCGTCAAATGTATCGTCAATAGTAAGGTCAACATTTTCTCCTATACCGCCAGTTATACTTCCGTCACCCGTATCAATTGGCTGCCCTCCCAGTTCTGGGATAATTTCATTTCCAATACCACCAGTAATAGTACCATCTCCAGTATCAATAGGTTGACCTCCTAGTTCTGGGATTAACGTTTCCCCTATACCATCAGTTATTTCCCCTCCCGTATCAATGGGCTGTACATCTATTGGATCAATGATAAAATCTCCTGTTTCTGGATCAATTGGCGGGATATCAGCATAGCCTTCATTTCTCAAGAAAGCACTTATATCCTCAACTGTTGCAGTAGTAGGATCAATGCCCTTACTATATAGGTAATTTGACAAATCCTGTCCAGATGGAGCAACAGCATCCCCAGCCATATTTAAGAAACTACCCAATGGGATTCCTAAAGAAGCAGCACCGAGTAAATTTAATGCATTAGTTGGCAATGCTCCACCAAGGTATTTTTGTTGGATAAATCCAAAATTCTGTAAAGCCCCAGAAGCAAAATCACTAACCCCACCAAATAAATTTGTAAGGGTATTTCCCATTTTCTCAAGGAAATTAGGGTCATCCAGTTCAACTGCATCAAGAACTAGGTCAGCATCTGGTCCAAAAAGCTCTCTAGTATAATCTTCGTATTGTTTTTGGAGCTGTGCGTCTGCTGGCAATAGTCCATAATCTACCTCACGCACCATATTAAGGTCAGCTAGTAACCAATTTTTTAGATCAAAACCTTGGGCTAGAGCACCAGTAGGTGTGTCAGAATTACTAAGTATAGAGTCCAGTCCAGTTATTTTTTCAACAAAATCTGGAATAACTTTTTCAATTGCATCAATTGCATTATTATCAAAAACGTTTTCAAAGAGATTATTAACAAAATATCCAGCATTAGGAACATCTATTAAATCAGTTCCAAAAGCACCCTCAAGTAGATTAATCGCAAGTGCAAAAGCATCTAGACCTTCAAATCCTTGTTGAGTCATTAACGCTATGAGATTATTTACAACAACATCACCTTGAGTCATATCAAACTCACCAGAAGGGGACATCAATTGATTTATTTTCTCCCCCAGATTGGCGGCTATTTCTTGACCTTCTTGAGATTGTAAAAATTCATTATAATTTCTACGTGTTCCAGCATAACGATTCTGAATTTCATTTAATTTAGCTTCGTCTGGGGTATATGGATTAACGGTAGGAGCAGGAACGTCAACTTCACCTAAAGGAGTAGTGTCCAAAGGGACATCGTCAACTTCATTGATTAAAGAATCATTAAGTAAATCATCAAAAGGATCTGGGTCTTCTGTTCCAGTAACAACCAAGTCTGGAAGCTCAAAAACTGTTTCTCCAGTCTCTGGGTCAATGTAACTAGTTGTCTCTTGATTTGCCTCTTGTTCCGCTGCTGTTGCCGCAGCTTGGTCTGCTGCTGCTTGTTCTGCTGCTGCTTGTTCCGCAAAAGCTGCTTGTTCCGCCACTTGCTCTGCAAGAACTGCCTGTTCTGCTGCTTGTGCTTCTGCTTGAGCCTGTGCTTCTGCTTGAGC